TTGCTTTCGCCAGCGCCGGGAAGTTCTCCATGATTGAGCGCAGCTCGTCGCCCTGCAGTCGACCAGACGCAAGCGCCTGACCGAACTGGATCATGCCGGACTGCATCTCGCCGCCAGACGCGCCTGACACAACGCCCAGCTTCTGGACGGTTTCCACCATCTGCAGCATTTCCTTGGTGGTAAGGCCGATTGCGGCGTTGTTACGCGCAATACGACCGAACGCCTCGGAGGCGGCGTCAAAGCTTAAACCAGACGCAATGGCACTCTCGCGGAGCGTGTCCAGAACCTCTCGCGCCTGCGAGATACTGCCAAGGGCGCTCTTGAGCTTGCCTTCCATAGCGGCTTGGCGGTCCTGATATACGGCAAGCGCCTCGGCGGCCTTGTAGTAACCAAACCCGAGCGCCCCTACGGCAAGGGTGCCTGCCGCAAGACCCGCCCCCACAGGGCCGAGCGCACCGGCGAGCCGCCCCAACGCCCCAGCCCCAGCGTTTACGCCCCCCACGAGGCCGCCCATGCCGCCGCTGCCGCCCATGGCATTTGCGAGCTGCTGCAGGTCTTCTTGGCTGCGCTTTAGGTTGCCGCTGATGCCCTCCAGCTTTTGGGCAAACGCCCCGGTGGCTCCAGCCGCCTTGCGCTGCGCCTCGGCAGCGTCGTCGGTCGCCTTCTTCTTACGCTGGGTGGCAGCGGTCGCTTGGTCGGTCTTCTTGGCGGTTTCCTGCTCGGCATTACCGAGCTTGGAGACTTCGTCGGCAAACTTCCGCGCCGTCTCTGCAGCACGCAGCAGATCGGCGGTGTCTACCTTAAAGCCTAGAAAGAAATTATCTGCCATGTCTTAACCCGTCCCGGTAGTCGAATCTGTGGATGACGCGAGGAACACGTCATCGACCGCCTTGATTGCTTCCACTTCCCACGGGTCAAGCTGGACCCTCATGACATCGCAATACGCCCTTATCTCTGACCACGCGATTGGATTCGGTCCGAACCCGTTCCCGCCTCGTCCATTGTGAAGCTGGATGAAGTGGTTCCAGAGGTAACGCAGCGCCGTTGGAAGATCGGGTCCGTCCAGAGTCTTGCCAGTTCGCTTGGCAACGACGGCGTAATGCTCTGCCAATGCAGAACCACCGACGTTGCGTGCGAGATCGAACTGGTGTTTGGCATAGGCGATCAGCTCTCCAACGACGCTCGCAAAAAATTTCTGCGGTTCGCCACAAACGTGTCGACCTGCTCACGCACGACCGGATAGGAGACGTACAACGCTCGCGCCACCTCGGTCGAGAACGCAATCTCGGTGCCGTCGGTGTCGAGGACGTTCTCCCAGCCCACGGTCATTGCAGCGAGCATATCCAACGAGTCCTTCTCAACCTCCTCCATATCGAGGTCGTTGATCCGCTTCGGGTCGTTGCCGCGAGCAAACCGCTTCTGAATCTGCTTGCGGGAGAACTCGCGGTAGACGTCGCTGTCTGGGCCGCGCAGCCGAATACGCACCGGCTCACCGTTCTTGGCAATCAACGGCTCGTCGCCGTCGAACTGCTTCACGGTCATCAGTACGCCGGTGTCGGCGAGGGACTTGGTGTCGATCTGTGGCAGGTCAAATTTCATGTGGCTTTCCTATGAAGTAGGGCAGCCCGGGGTTTCCCCCGGGCCACCGTGGTGGGTTTACGCGCTACGAGTGATGATGATGGTGCCGTCATCAGCCGCCGCCGCCGCGTCGTGATAGAGCGCTTGGAAGGGCGACTGCAGAATCACACCGCCATCGGGGCCGACCGTCTTGTTCGCACCCATGAGCTTCACGCGACCCATGGCGAACTTAAGGAAGTCGTTCCCACCGGCCTCGTTCAACGTGACCTCGATGCCGATCTCAGTCTCATTGAGGAAGTAGTTCAGCATCGTGAGGTTTTCGAAGTACGCCGAGATCGTGCCGGTTACTACGAAGCGACCGTAGAAGATCTCCGGCACGGTCACGCTGCCCACCACCGGGGTGCTGGACAGGTTGTTCTGGATCGTGAAGTCCAGCGACGTGATGATGGCCGAGGCCGTACCCTGAATCGTCAACGAGCCGTTGACGCCGGAGAGCAGGCCGGTCGTAGCGGCAGCGGTGGGCGAAACAAACACCGGCGACCCAGCGGTCGAGGTGCCAGACATATTGATGCCCTGCACGCCGAAGTTGACGGTCGCCATTCCGTTGGGCGGCATCGATACCGCCACATCGCTGATGCGGCAGCCAACGAACGTCTCGGAGACGTCGATGTCGGGGTAGACCTGCTCAATGGTGAAGGAGGTCTGCGTGGTCCCCGGCTTGAGCTTGTTGCTGGCCCACGTGCCGCGCAGCGCTGCCGCGAAGAAGTCGTCGTACGACGTACGCGACAGCTCGCCTTGGATGTTGCCCGCCACACGACGCACGCCGTGGCGCATATCGTAGACCTGCTGGTCGGGGCGAACCTCGTTGGAGGTGAAGGCTTCCTTCGTCAGCGCGAGCGACGAGGAAACACGGCGCAGCTGGGTGCCAGCGGCAGCCGACTGCGTACCGAGAGTGGTCTCCGGGGCATACACCACACGGACGTTGACGTTACTTTGCAGAGGCATTGTGGGACTCCTTTAGTCGTTGTCCCGATGCCGGGACCAAAAAAAGTTAATTGATCGTGTGCCCAATCATCGTCACGATGACTGTGCCGTTGAGCCAATCCGGTTCCTGTGTCAAACCGACACGCTCCACCTGTTGTACGGTGGCGGCGGTGCCGCTGTAAGACACGACGGTTCCGGGCCGGAAGTGCTGCATGATCGACCCTGCGAGACTTTCCAGAGCGACGGTTCCCGAATTCACGGGGTAGTGAAGCGTGAAGTTTGCCGTGACGGTGTGAGCGATATACCCGCCCAATCCCGTCGCCATCACATCGGACGACACCGGGATAATGCTTTCGGTCACGTACGGCTCGCCCTTCACAGGCGTGAATTCGCGTCCTTCCCACGCAACATCGGGCAGGCCGGTCAGCGACTGCAGCCGGTCACGCACCGCGGAGCGGAGGTTTTGGTGGAACGTGGCGGCGCTCATCCCAACTCCTTCATGAGCTTGGTCACGACCGACTTGGCTCGCTTGACGTTGCGCGTGACAAAGAATCTTCCGCGCATCCGGCGCGTACCGAACTCGACGTACGGAGCGTATTCAGCGTTGTTTGTCATCCAGAAAATGTCACCCGCTTTGACGCTTGCTGCAACGATAGACACCTTGGTGTCGGCATTGCCGCCGGTGGACGTAGCGGGAGCGCCAATCGACGGCTGCCACGACGAGCGCAGGAAGCCGGTGTCTACCGGCGTATCCTTCACGACCTTGACTGCAATCTCTTGGCAGGTCTGCCGTGCAAGCGCGTCCATGTCCCCTTTGAACTGGGATGCCCACTTCGACAGCTGCAGGTTGAACTCACGACCGTTGCCCATGTCAGCGCTCCGCATAGCACTTTGTGTAGGCTGCGCCGTCCCCCGCAGGGTTCAGGTCGCTCACCCAGATCACGGACCAGTCATTTCCAGCCCACCGAACCTTGTCCCCCGGCTGTGGCGTCGTGCCCAGTCGCGGCGCAAGGTGAAACTCCAAAATGTTCCGACGCTCCAGTGACCCGAGCGCGAACTCCGAATCCTTCCCGGGCGGCAGGGCAATCCCCTTCATGCTGAAGGTGGTTGATACCGCGGTCTCGGTCTGTGTCACGGGGTTGAACGCGCTTGCCGACTTGCGGGTAAACGTTACCGTTGCGCCCTTGCGTGTGAGCAGGGCGTGTGCGGTGTTCGCTTGGGCGGCGTAGGTCGACACGGCTTATTCCGTACTCAAGTCCACCTCGGGATGGTCATTCATCCCGATACGGAACTGGGAGGGCATCCCCGGTTCGGTCCAGAGCGGCCCAAGGATGCTGTTGGGATCACGGACGTACTGCTTGAGCAGGTTCTGCGCGAACGTCCACACCTTGCCGGTAGGCGCGTTGTCGGCATACGTCACGGAGATAGGGCCAACGCTCTCGCTTGCGACCATGCCGCCGCGAGCCTCATCGACGTACAGCGCCTCGGTCAGCCCTTTGAAGGCCAGTTCGGCGCACGCCTGCTTCACGCGGGCAGGTACGCCTGCGACCTCGTAGTCGGACCAGTCGGTCAGGTCGGCACGCGGAAACTCCAGCGCCTGCGTGGACTTGAGCCGCTGGCCTTTATAGCGGTTATAGGTGTCGACCCAGCCACAGGCCAGACGAATCGACGCCTCAATCTGGAAGTCCTCGTAGTCCTCCCAGCGGTAATTGCGATTGCTGGCGAACGTCTTAAACTCGGCGAGCGAGATGTAGGCGTCCGCATTAGACAATCCAGTTCCGTCCTCAACGGTCAACGCCATATCTCACCTCACGTCATTCGCGCCAATTCCCGCTCTGCCTGCTCCTTGGGGAGCGGACCAGCGAGGACTTTGCCAGCCGCATCAATCACTTCGAAACGCCCGAAACCCTTATGCCGAAGCGCTGGGCCACGAGCCTCGTCCACGACCGGCGTCACCTCAACGGGTGGCGCAGCCGACGGTTTCACCTTGATGACCGGGGCCGCAGGCTTGGCGCTTGCGACCTCGTCGGTAACTTCGATCATGCGGGCGTCGTACATCTGGCGCAGTCGCCGAGGCTCAATGCCTTGTACGCTGACCGGATCATCGAAGTTGTACGTCACGCCGTTCATCACGAACGGGCGACCGGCCTTATAACTGCTGTCTAGTGAGAACGGGCGTCGCTGTGTCATGGCTTTCCTACGACGGGTGTTAAAGGGCAAGGCGGGGCGGGTAGCGCATACACGCCACCCGCCCCAACCCAGTTAGGCGACGACCGTGCGCCAGAACGCGCCGAGATCAGCCGACACCAGCTTCTGGTCGAAGCTCATGTCGATCTCAACGCGGTCACAGCCGATCTGCTCCATGCGGAACGACTTGATGCGGTTGCCGTCAGCGCCCGAGCCGAGGAGACCGGTCCACGAGAACGTGTAACCAGCGGTCGGCGTCATGAGACCCGGGGAGGTCGCGGCGTGCACGAGCAGCGCAGCCTTGCCACCGATGAAGGAGTGCGAGGCCGACTGGCCTTCCTTCGCGGTGTTCTCCACGGCGTTCATGACCAGCACTTCGTCCACGTTGAACAGGCGGGCGAGGGTGTCGCTGCCAGCCATCGCGGGCGAACCGACACCGGCCTGACCGTACTTGATGCGGTCAATGATGTCGGGGTGGTCGAGGAGCGCGTCGTACACAGCGCGGCCCACCACGAGCTTGTTCGGCTCGTAGCCGGTCGACTGGGCAATCGCACGCTTGGCACCACGGATGTCCTCAATCGGGGTCGAGGCAGCGTCATTCCACTGCTTGACCTGACCAGAGGACGGCGCACCCGAGACACCCTCGTAGTCGTTCGCCCACACGCTCTGCGCGAAGAAGCTCGACACAAAGAGCTTCTCGCGCTTGATGAGCGCCTTGTGGGTCACATACTGCGTCGCCTCACGATCCGGATTCAGGACCGCATCGGCGTTCGAACGCACTTCGTCCGGGATGTCCTTGTGGAAGGAGTAGCGGTTGGCGAAGTACGTCGGGGTGTTGTCGAGGCGATAGCCACCGCCCGAGGACTCCGTGCCGGGGGCACGAAGCTGCATCTCGTCGCGGTTGAAGTCGCCACGCTCGTAGGTGTAGTAACGGTCGGACTGCTTCGCA